CGAGTACGAGCCAAGGCGTTCAACCGACGCCTCAAACGTCTGCTCAGAGACCCTTCCGCGGTCACCGGACTACCGGCATGACATCCATTAAGCTCCATCTGCCTCACCTAAGCATGAACACCACAAAGCCCGTCCCTATCAAGCCCCTGATTGGTTGCAACCCAGTCGAGCAGCTGGCGCGTCAAGTCCGCCTTGACGGGCTCTATGCCCTGGATGGCCGCGACTCCATCGACCACGAGATGCACGGCCTCTACACCGGTCTCTGGGTCAAGTACGCAGGCACGCCCCTTACAGACAAGGACAGCTCGAAATGACTCCCACCGCTGAAGAAGCCACTGTTGAGCACTTCGTCGATGACGTGGGGCACGACTGCTATCGCATCTGTCTATCAAACGGTATTTGCTCGATCGTCAATTCAAGCCACCTGATCGAAGAACGCAAAGCCCAGCTCATTCGCTGGAATTCCTACCCGACTCCTCCATGAAACGAATTCTTTTTACCCTGGTGGCTGGCCTTTACGTCGGCCGTGCCGTTTACAAAGGCTTACGGACCAGCCAACTTGGCCAGCCAGCCTCTACCCCCGAGATCTGGGAGGCTTGATGCGTTGCCGCCAATGCGCCGGAGTAACCCGGGTCGTAAACACGGAACATCGTGCAGACACTACGCATCGATGGTTGCGCTGCATGAAGTGCGCCACACTCACCCGAACGGTTGAGTCCTATCTCAAGGCAAAACCAGGCCCAAAGCCTGGAACCCCAAAGAACGGACCCAGGGCACTTGGAGCAAGCAACGGAGCTTCAGTTCTCACCGAGGCCGATGTGATAAGGCTTCGCAAGCTCGCTGCGCTCGGAACACCTCAAATCAACCTTGCTAAGGAGTACGGCATCGCAGCTGCGACCGTATCCCGGATTGTGACCCGCAAGGCGTGGTCACATGTCAAGTAAAACTCTCATCCACACAACTCACTCTGCATGAAGAAGGTTCTTGCTCTAATCGCACTACTTACAACCACTCCTGCGACAGCAGAAACGCTGACAGCCACCGTGTATCACCCTTGGTACGCCGGTCGACAGGACGCATGTAATGGGAGGTACGACCATTGGGGAGTGAGCGTGGCCCATCCCACCTTGCCTTGCGGCACAAAGCTCCGCATCTCACGAAACGGACACTCGATCGTCGCCCGAGTCTGGGACCGCTGCAACTGCAATCTGGATCTCTCAGCCGGAGCAGCTCACAAGCTCGGAATCCCTCTTGATGGGATCGGTCGAGTCAACGTTGTCGTCTACTAAGGACCCTTCCCATGATCAAGAACGACTCCTGGATCAGAACCCAAGCAAAGGCTGGGATGATCATCCCCTTCGAGCCTGCACTCATTCGCCGCGTGGATCGGGTGGAGCTAAACGTCCAAGCAGAGGAGCTGCAGTACAGCCAGCGAGTGATCTCGTACGGCTGCAGCTCCTACGGCTACGACTTACGCCTGTCGCCGCGCGATTTTCGGATCTTCCGCCATGTCCCGGGAACCGTCATCGACCCCAAGGAATTCAGCGACGACAACCTCGAACCCGCCCGCCTCCATCAAGACGGAAAGGGCGCATACTTCATCCTCCCTGCACACTCCTACGGCCTAGGCGTAGCCTTTGAATACCTCTCGATCCCCGAGAACGTCACCGCCCTTTTCATTGGCAAGAGCACCTATGCCCGTTGTGGCATCATCGCCAACCTCACCCCCGGAGAAGCCGGCTGGCGTGGCCACCTCACCCTCGAGTTCTCCAACTCCTCAGGCGCCGACTGCCGGCTCTACGCCAACGAAGGAATTGTGCAGGCACTGTTCTTCGAGGGGGAACCCTGCGCTGTCTCTTACCAGGATCGCGCTGGCAAATACCAAAACCAAGGCCATAGCGTCGTCGTTGCCCGAGTCTGACCGTGACACTGGAACTGAGCTTTGAGCTGAGCGAGCTGGTTGCCGCCTACACCAAGGCTGCACAGTCACCAGGCAACTATCCCAGCCCCGAGCACGCAGGACTAGCAGCAGCCCTTGCCCTAGTGACAACGGAAGCCCGCTATGCGATTGCACGCGACCTGAATCGCTACGACCACAGATCTCTCTACGAATTCGCCGCCTCTGTGGACTACGCCGTCCAATTACGAAACTCGGAAGGTGTAAGTTATAACCAGAACAAGTCGGAAGCCCCAGAGGCCCCATGCCAGGACAACTCCCATCCGAAATCGACGGTCTCCGAGAGCGCGAGCGCATTGCCGTTGAGCTCCTCGCACGGGGTAAAACCTGCCGAGAAGTTGCCCGAAGCCTCAACATCTCCGAACGCACCCTCTACACCTGGCGCAAGCGTCCAGCAGTCCAGAGAGCTGTGTACGGCCAGCAGCAAGACCTGATCGACGCAGGAGGAGGACAGGGCATCACGGTTGTCCCCATGGCGGTCGCCACCCTGACCGAGATCATGAACAACCCCGAAGCCCGAGCCTCCGATCGCATTGCAGCTTCGCGGGCCCTGATCTCCGGTGCCCAAGCCTTTCAAGAACGCAAGATGCTCGAGCGCACAATTGCCGATCTCGAGCAACAGCTCTATGGGATGAGCGAAGAAGCCCAAAGTCCCGAGCCTGTACCCGGCAGCGACATCCTCGACCCCGACCTCAGTCTCCTGCCCTCGGCTGACCCCGAGACCGAGCCCACATGACAGCCTCTTTCGCCCAACTACAACGACGCGCCGAGAAACTGCGAGACGAGATAGCCCGACGTAAAGCTCGTTCAGCTAACTACGCAGTCAGCAATAGGCTGACCCAGCTCCCTGGCGTGGACCGATGGCCCGAATTTGCACGCCGCACCTGGATTCGCACCGCCGGAACCGTGGCACCCTTTAACCCCTACAAGTACCAGGAAGACCTTGTACGAAGTATTAACGCCAACCCCAACACAATCATCAACAAATCTCGGCAGATGGGTGCCTCCGAGACTGTCTGCTCCTACCTGCTCTGCCGGGCCCTGACCGAGCGTGGATTCGCAGCGGTGATCTTCTCCAAGACCCAGCAGGACGCTAGTGAACTCGGCCGCCGTGTCCGTGCCATGGCCAACTCCATCGACGGGGAGTCGATTCGCTACCTGACTGACTCCAACACTCAGATCGCGATAGAAGGCCGGGGGACGCTCTACTTCCTCCCGGCCTCACCTCGAGCTGCCCGGGGCATCCCCAGCTGCTCTGTCCTATTCATGGACGAAGGAGCCTTCCTTGACGGCGCAGCAGAGATCTACCGGGGTGCCATGCCCACCCTGTCCATGGTGGGGGACGCAGCAAAAGTGATCGTCACCTCAACCCCGGATACCGAGCTCGATTGGTTTGGCCAGCTCTGGCACCAAGGCACCCCAGCTGACTGGTACGCCTACGTCAAGCTCCGCCAAATTGGAGCCCTAAACGAGCGCCTGTCCCAGGTAAATGACTCGTGGAACCGGGTTGCGATCCACTACAGCCAGCACCCGATCTACGGCCACGACCCGGACTGGGCAAAGCGCACCCGTGAGTCACGCCGGATGACCCAGGCAGCATGGGACTCCGAGTACGAGCTGGCCTTCGGTGCGACCGATACTCAGATCTACCCCAGCGACCTTGTACGGCGCGCTTCCCGGGGTTTCTTCCGCGAATGCGGCTCGGTAGGCCGGAGCTATGTAATCGGAGTCGATCCGAACGCAGGGGGCAACGATTACTTCACAGCGATCGTCCTTGATGTCACAACCACCCCCTACGAGGTTGTTGGGATGTATCGCGAGAATGGCAAGAGCACAGATTACAGCTTGCGTCATGTGAAAAACCTGATTGAGGACTACCTTCCTGAGCGGGTAATCGTGGAGAAGCAGGCAATGGGCGCCGTAATTGCAGAGGCGCTACAACATGTCCTGCCTACCTATGCTATCGAAACTTTTAGTACAAGTCGTCCGAGTAAGACAATTGCGACAGACAGAGTCCTGTACTTGCTGGAACGCGATGAGCTGATTTTCCCCGAGGGCGTCATCGGAGAAGAGTTACGAGCCTTCCAACAACGCGAATCCGGGGCAAGGGAGGCGGCTTCCGGTGCCCATGACGACACTGTCATGGCACTGGCTTTCGCTGTCTCCCTCATCCCGGAGACACCTCAAACCGCTGGATTCTTTGCACACATCTGATGACTGACCACCAACACCCGATCACACCACCGCCTGCGTTGGTGCAGCAGTGGTTTAAACAAGCCCACGAATCTGCCGATCCTGCCAACCAGCTCTCTTACTACGACTTCATCGCCACCGCTGCCGCCCTATGGGGCGCTGACCAAGAGCTGGAGGCGTGCTGTGAGTGGCTGAAAGATTTCCCGCATTTCATAGGGATTGAAGAACAACTTCGCGCCGCCAGGCGCCCCAAGCCACCG